TACAATATCGTGTGTTAGTTCAAGGTGCAAATCATGGTGGATCATATTCTTGGTATTTAACTTTAGGAAGAAGTTACCAAACTGGATGGGGTAATGTTGCACAAGCACCCTGCTCACTCACTGCAATGGAATTAGAAGCTTAATTTTTCATGAAACAATTTGAACTTATGATGTTCGCATCTGTGATGGGTGCAATGGTTTTAGATGAAGACACATCAGAAATTAATCCAGATGATTTTGATTTTTTTGAGCATAACAATCCTGACATATTAGATGTAAATGTTTCATCTTTAGATAAAAGAGTATTAGAGAAATATCCTAATATTAAAAAATTAATTATTGAAAAATTTTACCAATTTAATGAACAATTGTTAAAAAAATGTGGTGACTTTGATATATCAACGTCTTGGATTACAAAATTAAAAAAAGGAACTAGGACTGTGGTGCATGACCATCGTAATTGTTATTACAGTGGATTACTTTATTTTAGTGATTATACAGATGAATCAAGCACTTTAAGTCTTCGCAATCCACTATCACAATTAGAAAAATTTTATATTGAAAATGAAGAAGATACACCAATAAACTTTCAAGAGTGGGCAATACAACCACAAAAAAATTTGTTAATATTTTTTCCAAGTTATATAATGCATAAACCAAATGAAAATACGACTGATAATATAAGGTATTCACTCGCATTTAATTTTGTACCTACAGGGTTATATGGTGGTGGTGATTCATCAAATAATACTTCTTGGTACAATAAATAAATCAAAGTTAATCAATCATGAGCATATATCAACCACCATATAATTTTCAGGCAGTATATCGTGCATATCCTGAAGCAATACTCGTCGATGATGAGAGAGGAGCTTTTGATAAGGATGATAATGAGATTGTTTTGGAACAATCGAAAATTGACACTGCACTTGCAGAAATATCAGCATTAGAAGAACAAAATGCCTATCAGTCTTATCGTAGAACTGGGATTGGTTTGACTGCTGGATATCCAGATATAGAAGAGCAATTAGATATGTTATATCGAGATATGGCAGATGGTAAACTTGGTGTTGCAGCAACCACTGGTTCATGGTATATTGGTATTACTAGTGTTAAAACTGCCTTTAAGAAAGGAGAATATTAATTAATGCACCAATTGATACAGGAATTAAAATTCTTCGATGAAGAGGAATTAAGATATATTAATGAAAAAGTAGATGTAATGGAATTTGTTGGATGTCCTGTGGGATTTACTGATGCAGATACTGGAGATGCTAGAATTGAAAAATCAATTCGTTCAAGTTCAGGTTTATATCTACAAGATGATAGTGAAGTCGCTAATTTTATTCATGAAAGAATGAATGAGGTGTTACTTACCTATCGAGATAATTTAATCAATGAACATGAAATTTTTGATTGTTACCCAGTACCAGGTGGTAAAGATACAACTTCGCATCGAGAAGTTATACAGATATTAGATTATATAAAAGATCAAGAATTTGTTTTTCATGTTGATCAATCCTCAATGATTGGTGCAAAAGAATTTTATCGTAAAATAGCAATCATCATATATTTAAGTGAAGGATTTGAGGGTGGACATACTGCGTTTGTACATAAAAAATATAAACCACCAGCGGGGTATGGATTAATATTTCCATCCAATTGGTGCTTTCCACATTCTGGAACTAAAGTAATATCAGGAAAAAAACGAGTTGCAGTAACTTGGTATTACGTCGATGATCAGAGATGCATCGGAAATAATATTCTACAACCTTACATCATACCAAATTAATTATTATGAATGATTTAATACAACAAGTAAAAATTTTAGACCGAGATGAAGTTGACGAATTAAATTTATACATTGATACTTTGGAGTTTAATCCAAACTTAGTATTTGATGTAGAGGGAGTAGGCACAAAAGTTGATAATGAATATAGAACAAGCACAGGTGCAGAATTAGATAATAATCATCCTGTTACCAAAAAATTTCATGAAAAAATTAATAAAGGTTTGGATGAATATAGACGAAAATTAGTAAAAATTTGTAGTAATTTTTCATATTATCCTGTGCCAGGTGGCATTAATACCAAATCATGGAGAGAGGGTATACAAATATTACAATATGAAAAATCACAAGAATATAAAATTCATCATGATTCAGCACTTAGAAGGGATCAAGAACAATATCATCGACAAATATCTGTCATTGTGTACTTGAATGAAGGTTTTAAGGGAGGTGGCACTTCTTTTATTCACAGCACATTTAAACCAAAACCAGGTTATGCTTTAATATTTCCATCTAATTGGTGTTATCCTCATGCAGGTGAGCCAGTTGAAGATGGTGTAAAGAGAGTTGCAGTAACTTGGTATTATGTTGTGCAAAATTGACAATTAACATACATATGCTATAGTAGGTTATTCTATACTAGCATGGACGACTTTGTACTAATGGTAGAGATTGACATTTGCTCACGTTCTTTCTCCCTATTAAGCGAGAGTGGGGATAATAGAGAGATAATTTGTGAAACTTTAGAAGAGTTTATGAGAGTGTTGAGAGTATGTGATGAATTACTACTACCAGAACAAATAAAATACAAGGAATTGATCACTCAGAAAGATAAATAATCATTTAATGGGACGACTAGGAAGCTAAATAGACCTAGTATGTATGGTCTTGCCATCAAATTTATTGTAAGTATAAAAAGATGCCTCTTAATAAGCTAGAGAATTTTATAAAGAATGCAGAGGGTCGCATTCTCTATGTAAATCCAAATGATCTTGATTCAACCGATGGAATTGAAAATCAAGGTAATTCATTAACTAAACCATTCAAGACAATCCAGAGAGCACTCATAGAGGCTGCTAGATTTTCTTACCTAAAGGGCAATGATAATGATTTTATAGAGAGAACCACAATACTTTTATTTCCAGGCGAGCATATTGTAGATAATAGACCAGGTTTTGGAATCAAGTCTGAAGGAGGACAAGCTAAGGCTGTAAGTCCAGGTGGTGCATCCACTGGGGCATTAGAAACATTATCCCTCACACTTGACTCAAACTTTGATTTAACTCAAGAAGATAATATACTTTACAAATTTAATAGTGTTCACGGAGGAGTTGTAGTCCCAAGAGGAACTTCAATTGTTGGATTAGATTTAAGAAAAACAAAAATAAGACCAAAGTATGTACCCAATCCAACTGATACAAACGTAAAGAATACTGCAATATTCAGAATTACAGGTGCTTGTTATTTTTGGCAGTTTACTTTATTTGATGGTGATGAATTAACTACAGTATATACAGACCCTACAGACTTTTCATCTGACAATCGCAGTAAACCAGTATTTTCTCATCATAAATTAACATGTTTTGAGTATGCTAATGGTGTTACTAAATTAGATCAATTTAGTGACTTAACTGATCTTGACATCTACTATAGTAAGTTATCTAACGCATATAACAAGGCTGCAGCAAATAGAGAGATAACTCAAAAATATCCAAATGCTCCTAAAGGATTTGCACCTCAGAAACCAGAATTTGAGATCGTTGGTGCTTTTGCAACTGATCCTATTAATATAACTGCAATTGAATCTGGTGATGGTTCAACACCTGGAACACTTGTTACAGTTGTAACAGCAATTCCTCATAATTTAACAGGTGGAACTCCAATCAAAATTCGTGGAGTAAATGTTCCTGATTATAATATTTCAACAAAAGTTTCGGCAGTTGTTAATGATACTTCATTCACATATCAACTTCCATTCGTAAGAGCTAATCTACCTGCTGGAGTTGGTGGTGGTCTTAGTGCATCAGGAGCACAAGTATTAGTTGAGACTGATACTGTTACAGGAGCATCTCCATACATCTTTAACATATCATTACGTTCAGTATTTGGTATGAACGGAATGCATGCAGATGGTGCGAAAGCAACTGGTTTCCGTTCAATGGTGGTTGCTCAGTTCACAGCTGTATCTCTACAAAAAGACGACAGAGCATTTGTAAAGTATGATAAAACCAATAGAAGATATAGTGGTATTCAATTCTCGAAACAAACAGGAGAGAGATTATCAGCTGAAGCATCATCAACAAATCCCGCTACTGTATATCATTTAGATCAGGAGGCAAATTACAGAAAAGGATTCCGTACCAGTCATATTAAAGTATCTAACGATGCGGTTGTACAGATCGTGTCTGTATTTGCGATTGGTTTCCATAGTCATTTTAATATGATTAATGGTGCTGACGCATCAATTACAAACTCCAACTCTAACTTCGGTACATTTGCACTTGCTGCAGAAGGATTTAAAAAAGAAGCATTTGATAAGGACAATAAAGGTTTTATAACATCTATTATCACCCCTCGTTCAATTGATACATTACAGCAAAAGATTGATTATTTACAAATTAATACCACTTTATCGACTAATGCAAAATTATATCTTGAAGGACAAACAAGTGAGACAGAACCTCCATCTCATATTGCTCAAGGATATAGAATAGGTGCAAAGGTTGGTGAAACTATCAATATTGATAAAGGTGCAACAACTTATACTTCAACCATTGTTATGTCAAATGGTGGTTCAGCCACAACTGATACTTCAGAGAAAAAGTATGAAGCGACTCACTCTGCTGCCACTGCAACTAAGAAAAATGTATTTACAATATCTGGAGGACATAGTTTACAGAATGGTGAATCTATAAGATTATTTGCAGATAATGGTAATTTACCTGAGAATATCGAACCAAATACTGTTTACTTTGCAATCACAAGTGCAGGTGATAGTAATCTTGGAGCAAATGAAATAAGAATCGCATCATCATTAACGAATGCTACTTTAGATTCTCCCGTACAAATTAACACAATCGCTGCTACTTCAGATATATTCAACGTTGTGAGCCGTGTATCTGATAAAAAACCAAATGAAGCAGGACATCCAATACAGTATGATGGATCTGCTAATAATTGGTTTATACATACTCTTACCTCTGGATCAACTAATATAGGTGCAAATAAAGCATCCATATCTAACCTTGATATTAGCTACATTGTAAGAAAAGAAGATAATCGTGGACTAGATGATAAGATTTATAAGTTAAGATACCTAGTTCCAAAAGAAATAACCAACGGAAAAGATCCAAGTGATGGTTTTGTTATTCAAGATTCAAGTTCCACAAACGTTTTATCAGATACTGATTTTACAAAAAATGAAATTACAACTGATAATTATGAATTTGATAGGAACACAAGATTCATCTCACAAGCAAGTTTCTCAAGTGGACCTCCAGCAAGAGTAACAATTCGCTCCGATAAGAATCATAATCTTAATGTCGGAGATCAAGTTATTATTAGAAATATCAAATGCTCCAACAATGGCACTGGAATTGACAATAAAGGATACAACGGAACATTTTTAGTAACAGATGTTCTTAATAGTAAAGAATTTAAGTATTCTAACATCGATACTGATGGTGTACCACATTCACCAGGCACATTTACTAACACAACTCATACAAGAAATAATCAATTACCAAGATTTGATAGAAATGATAATCAAGCAAATCTCTTTGTTTACAGAACAGAGGTCATAACTCCATACATTGATGGTGTTCAAGATGGTATCTATCACTTATTTGTGTTAAATTCTAACAATAAAATGTTAGACCCATCAAATGAGTTTAGTGAAGATAAATTTAATCAAAACATAGTTAATCTATATCCTGAATATGACCGTGATAATGTGGATGACAATCCACCTGAAGCAACATCTCATGCCAAGAATTCACCTATCGGTGACGTGGTAACTAATGACTTAAAGAAGAGTATTACTAGAGAGACAACTAATCAATTTATTGAAAATTTTGATATCTCAAATACTGTCAATACAGCAGTTAATAATAATACTACTGCAGTATTACAATTTACCAATGAGCATAGTTTTAATGCCCTTAAAAAATTTACCACACTGAATGGTGGTGCAAATCATGAACCCACATCAGGTCAAGCATCTTACTTCAATATCAAATTGTTTAGTGACTCAAACGCTCCTGCAACTGCAACATGGAAGGGAGCAACAGCACAAGTTACAGTTCAGAATGGGGTAGCAATCGCAGCAACTGTTACAGAAGGTGGTTCTGGATATTCTAATGGAGATCAACTTTACTTTGATAGTTCGGATATAGCCACAGGTGGTATCGCTGGAACACCAAGTGCGAATATTGTTATCAATACATCAAATGATGATATATCTGACTCTTCTGGACACTATGTTCAAGTAACAGGTGTAACAACTGCAACCGATGCATATTATCGTATTCATTCTATTGATAGTACAAGTCAGATAACAGTAAAGAAAACAGCAAGTGACACAGTTTTGATTGGTCAGAAAGTAATTGACTTAGGACCATGGGTCGCTATCTCAGGAACACCATCATTTAGTAATGGTGTAACTACTTTTAATTGCACAAAGGCACATGGTTTAGTTGTTGGTAATTCTTTCAGAGTATTAAATGGCAGTGATGCAAATCTTGGTGATTTTATCGTTAAATCAGTAACCGATGTAGATACTTTCACTGCAACCACAACTTCCCAACTAACATCACCAGCGTACATTCTAAAACACGGATTATCTGCAAATAATGCTTTATCTGGAACTGCTGGTGAAAATATTGGAGTAAGAGGGTTATCAGTATTTGATCATGAATCAATGATTGCAACTCAGGTCATACAATCAAACGATACAACATTTAGTGTCAAACTGCAGAATAATAGCACAACAGAAGCACATATACTCGCTAGATTCCCTATGGGTTCTTATATCCAAATTGGAAGTGAAATCATGCGTGTGGCTAAGAAGTCATTCAGTAGTGGTAAAATATCCGTGATTAGGGGTGCTTTGGGTACAATTAGCTCTCAACATCCTAATAATTCTGTCATTAAGAAAATCAAACCTCTACCAATTGAACTTCGTAGACCATCAATACTTAGAGCGTCTGGTCATACATTTGAGTATGTTGGTTATGGACCAGGTAACTATTCAACTGCACTACCGCAACTTCAGAACAGAACCCTAACAGAAAGAGAAGAGTTCTTATCACAAGCACAAGAAACATCTTGTGGTAACGTTGTTTACACAGGTATGAATGATAAAGGTGACTTCTATATTGGAAATACCAAGATTGCTTCTGCAAGTGGACAACAAACAACATTCGATATTCCAATTCCAACAATCACAGGTGAAGATCCTAACAGATTAAGTGCGGTATTTGATGAAGTTATTGTTAAAGAAAGACTATTAGTTGAGGGTGGTATATCAAAGAACATATTATCACAATTTGATGGTCCTGTTACATTTAACCAAACAGTCAGAGCAAACGATGATTTAACAATTGAAGGCACACTCACAGCGAAGGGTGAAACTTCACTTCGTAACAACGTAACAATTCAAGCTGACAATAAATTCTTCTATGTTAAGAATGATTCTGGCACAGTTAAATTTGGAGTTGATACTGATAATGGTAATGTTCAGACTCAAGGTGATCTAGGTGTTGTTGGGTCATCAGTATTAGCTGGTAATGTTGATCTTGGTGGTACGTCATCAAATTTAATAACAGTTGTTGGAAAAGTTGATGGTGATATTGTTCCTTCTGGAACAACAAGGGACATCGGTACTGCGACTGATAAATGGCGAAATGGATATTTCACTACAGTATATGGTGATGGATCTAATCTTACAGGAATTGATCAAACAAAAATAGTTGATACAAATGGTGCAACAAGAGTTCAAGCAACAACTTCAGGTGCTACAGTCACTGGAGACTTGACAATTACATCACCTGGTAAGGTAATCGCTGATAGATTACAGGGAAGAGCAGATGAAGTTGATATTGCTGGCACTAGCAATACCACTAAAAAACCAATCGTCTTTGAAAATATTAGTAACACAGGAAGTAATACGCATCACTTAGCAGTATCTTCAACTAAAAATTCAATTACTATCACAGCTAATCAGTCAATTAACTTGGCAGATAATATCGCATTGAAGTTTGGTACAGATGGCGACATGGCAATTTTACATGATAATGTAAATGCAGGAATTACAAACTCAACTGGAGATATTACAATCAAAGCTGGTAATCAAAATGGTAATGGTGTTATCTTTAGAACAAATGATGCCAATAATCATGAAATTGCAAAATTTGAGAAACATGCTTCTACTGGTGTAGGTCACTTTGAATTATTGTATAATGGCACTACTAGAATCAGAAGTAATGCATCAAATACTGAAATAAAAGATAAGGACTTACATGTCGAAAACGATATTGTTGCTTTTACATCTGATAAAAGATTAAAAACTGATATTAAACCAATTGTAAATCCAATTGAGAAAGTTATGAAATTAAATGGATTTACATATAAACATAATGAGGTAGCAGGAGAACTTGGCCTCAACACAGATAAGAGGTTTGCTGGTGTATTCGCTCAAGAATTACAAGAAGTATTACCCGAAGCAGTACAAAAATCTCCTGTTAGTGATGAATATCTTACTGTACAATATGAAAAAGTTGTACCACTTCTAATTGAAGCAATCAAAGAACTCTCATCTAAAGTTGCATCATTAGAAAATCAAATAAATAACTAAAAAAATACTGATGGCGAATATTAAAAAGAGTTTCAATTTTAGGAATGGTGTTCAGGTAGATGAAGATAACCTGTTAGTAACTCCTACTGGTTTAGTTGCGATAGGTAAAACAATTCCAACTGAAGCACTTGATGTCATTGGTAATGTTGTAATTTCAGGAGTAACGAGTTCAGTATTTGCTCAAGCTGGTGTTTTAACAGCAACAACATTTAATCCAACACAAATTATAGGTGCTGGAGTTAGTATTGTAAGTGGTATAATTACTAATCCATCAATGGATGCGACTGGAATAGTTACTTATTATGGTGATGGTCGTTTCTTACAGGGATTACCTACCTCACAATGGGTAGATACTAATGCTGGATTTGGTGTAAGTAGTATCTACAACACAGGAGGCACAGTTGGTATCGCAACTACAAATCCTCAATCAACTCTCCAAGTTGGTAATGATCCCTTCTCTTCAGGAATTGGTGTTGGTATTGCATCTGCTGGAAACATTAGAGCATCTGGTACAATCACTGCAACAACATTAGTAGGTGCTGTGACAGGAGATGTCACGGGTAACATTTTAGGAAATATTACTGGTAATGTCACAGGTAATCTTACTGGTCTTGTTAATTCCTCTGGCATATCAACTTTCGGTGGAATAAATGCTACAGGTAGGATAGTAGGGGCAGCAACAAGCAATGTTATACCTTTTTTCTACTCAAATTTAAGTGATTTACCATCTGCTGTCACATATCATGGTGCATTTGCTCACGTTCATGCTACAGGTAGAGGGTATTATGCTCATGGTGGTAATTGGATAGAATTAGTTAATAAAGATACGAGTGGTAATTTATCGTTGAGTGGTGATTTAGATGTAGATGGTCATACAAATTTAGATAATGTAAGTATTTCTGGAGTATCAACATTTAGTGAGGATGTAATCACTGGGGTAGGTGCAACAGTCGGATTAGGAACAGATGTATTTTTTGGTGATAATGTCAAAGCAACATTTGGAAGTGGTAATGAAGTAAAAATGTTTCATAAACCAGATACTGATGATTTTAGGGCAGAATTAGTAGACACTAATTTAATAATAATGTCGAGAACATTAGATTTTAAAAATCAAGCAGGAGATAAAGCAACAATCACAGCAATTGAACCTGGTGGTATTTCTGAAGTAAGATTATTTAATGATGGAAATGAAAAATTAAGAACCACTGGTATCGGTGTAACTATTTTTAATCAATTAGATACAACTAATATTGTTGCATCTGGTGTAATTACTGCAACAACAGTGCTCAATTCACCATTACTTGGTGTTGGAACTAATAATCCTGCAAATGATATTCAAGTTAGAAAAACTGGTAATACAGAAATACAAGTAACAAGTGATACAGGTTCAGCAGGTTTAACAGTTGGTAGAGAGTCAGGTACATCTAATACAAATAATGCAGAATTTAGATATGGTTTAGTATCAGGCGGTTCTCCTAATAGTTCGGCACAGTCTCTTGATATATTAAATTATGGAACAGAAAACTTTAACTATCATTTAAGTGCTGCAAATGCAAATACTGTAAATGGTAATTTCCATTGGCACAAAGGACCTAATACTACTTTGATGACTCTGACAGGTATTGGAGGTTCATTGGGTATAGCAACAAAAGATCCTATCACTCCACTTCATGTTCAAGGTGCAGGAACAATCACTGGAAGTTTGACAGTAGGTAATAACTTAAGTGTTGGTGGTAATTTAATATTAGAGAGTGCTATAAGTGGTAATCTTACTGGTAATGTCACTGGTAATGTTACTGGAGATATAAATTCATCTGCTACTTCCACCTTTAATAATACCAATGCTACTGGTGTTTCTACGTTTACTAGCATATACTCTCTAACTAATATTGGTATAGCAGTCCCACCTTCACTTCCATTATCAGTAAACACAAATGCTAGTAATAGATTTTTTGTTAATGGAAATGGAAATGTTGGAATTAAAACAACTGATTCAGCAGGAAATACTTTATTAGTCGCTGGCTCTATTGTAGGACAGATAATTGGTGCTGGCACAACTCAACCACTATCAACAGTTGACTTCTCTCTTGCTGGTCAAGGATTGGGTGGAGCATTTACTAACAAAATGTTCATGATACCTCCAAAAGTTACTAATGCACAAAGAGGTAACTTGGCAGGTCTTGTATCAGGAGCAATGATATACAATACAGACTTAAATAAACTCCAAGTATATAATGGAACTGCTTGGGAAACAGTAACTAGTTCATAATGACTATTAAAGCAGCAGGTTCACAACTTAAATTCTCTGAAATCGAAGCAGAGTTTGGTTCTAATCCTGGCAGAAGTCTAGGAAGATATAGATCCACTCACCCTGATTTTACAAATGAATCACCCTCTGGTAGTTCTTTATCAAATCTCCCCCTTGATACTGGTATTCCTACATCTGGACAAATAAAATTCAGTAATTTTTATAGTAAAAAATTAAATATGGTGGTTGATTACTACGGTGATACTACTAATTTAAATAAACAAGCAGCGGGTAATAATACTATGGCTGCGACATGGAGATACAATAATCAAAGCGAGAGAGTAAAAGTAGTAGGAGGATATAGATCAAGACCATTGGGTTCAACCAATGCAAGTTATGCTCTAAGTGCAAGTGATTGGCAGGGTGGTAAAAGAGTAATAATCAATGTAAATCAAACAGTTGGTGGTAAAAAAGATGTAGCAATAAATGATGTAGCATTGAGGACAGGTAGTTGGCCATCTGGCACAGAATTACAAGTTGACATAGGATCGTCAGGATATTTGACTGGTGGTGGTGGAAATGGTGGTGGTGCATCACCTGGATTACAAGGAAGTAATGGTTTTCCTGGTGGTAATGGTACAAGTGCATTGGGTATAGAATACGCTGCAACTATCAATAATGGTGGTGTTATAAGATGTGGATATGGTGGCGGTGGTGGTGGTAGTGGTGCTGCAAACGACCCATCAGATAAAAGTGATACTGATTATGGACGCTCTGGTGGTGGCGGTGGTGGAGGAGCTGGTCTTCCTGTTGGAGGAGGAGGTTCTGGTGGTACAGGAGGTTTTAATGGAGATGCTCCACTCAATGGAGATCCTGGCGAAGCAGGACTTTTAACTTCTGGTGGAGATGGAGGAGACGCACCCTCCTTTGAAGGTGCAAATGCAGGTGGTGGAGGTGCAGGTGGAGACTTCAATGATGCACCAGCATCAGGAACTACAGGAACTCAAGGTAGACCAGGTGTTGGATATGATGCACCAGGAACTGGAGGACCTGGTGGATCTGATGGCAAGGCTATATACTTTATAAATGCAACTGTTGAAAACAACAGCACTTTCACAGGAAATAGTGTTGGTGGAAGAAATGGGGGTACAACGCAAGGATCTTTTACTTAATTATTATGCTAACTGATTTTATTACGATTTATGAAAACGCTCTATCAAAAGAATACTGTGAAGAATGGATTAAATATATTGATTATTTAAGAAAAGAAGGATTGATAAGACAAGAAAATCATAAAAATCATGAACGAGATCATGAAACCCTTAATTTCTCAAATGACGATTCTTTTGACTTAACCTCATCAGATAAATTAGTTAGGACTTTTTTACCGATGATTAAAAATTATGTAGATAATTATTTGGATGATTATAGTGTACTAGGTAAATCAAATTTTTTATTATATGATGTCAAAGCAAAAAGAATTCCTATAGGAGGAGGATTTCATAGTTGGCATTATGAAAATGCTTCTTTTAACACTTCAACAAGAAGATTTGTTGTTCAAGCTTATCTCAATACAATAGATGAAGGTGGTGAGACTGAGTTTTTATATCAAAATAAAAGAACTAAAGCAGTTCAAGGAACAGTGCTTATTTGGCCAGCAGGTTTTACGCATGTTCATAGAGGTAATCCACCCATAGGACAAAACAAATATATACTTACATCTTGGGGAATGTTACAGAATAACTGACATGAAAATGATTTTTAAAATAGAAGAATATTATCCAGAAACCGAACAGGTTGTGATTAGGTATTGTAGGCAGCATTCACCTAAACCCATTACAGAGTACCCTGCTAAGGCTGTCTCTACTAAAAAATATGATACTTCATTTGATAGTCAAAATTTAGTAGAATCTATTATGCAATATGGATATAATAAAGTTTTAGCACAAGAAGATCTTGAGGGAATATTACCTGAAAATATAGGAATGGAATTACCAAATAGCTTGAACATTGCTGACTATGTTGGTAAAGTATTTTGTGTAGAAGGAAGAGATGCTGCAGAAAGAATTAGATCAAGAAAAATGAGGAGGGTTGATATAGAATGAGCACATTCAACAGAACATATCGAGCACCTAAATTCTTTTTATGCATTCATACCACAGACGAATATCATATTGAATTAGAAAGGGCAGAGGATAGACACTCATATTATTCATTTATTAGCAGAGGGACAGGCATCTTACATATTCTAAGAAATGGAGAATTTGAAACTATTAAAAGCCAAGGTGTAAAAAATTTATTTGATGTATCTGAAATAATTAATTGTAATGTTGTGGGAGAAACTTATGAAAAAACAAAGTGTATATCATTTAATATATGGGATAAAAATCAAATTTGGAATGGAAAGATGTTGGAGACAGGTAAAATAAAATCTGATAAGGAATATTCATGTATCATTGCATTTGAGGGATCATGCACCGTAAATGGAAAGGAGATTAATGAGATGGATTATGCAGATCTAAAGAAATCTAAAGAGTATGATATAATAGTGCCAGAGGATTCGTCAATTGCATTCTTTGAATTATGTTAATAAGGGATAAGATTTTAGAGAATAAAGATAAAATACAAAACTTTTTAAATAATCTTAATTGCGATGATGAAAGGTGGTTGATGTATAATTGTGAGAGAAATGAAAATCCCGTGATAAGAAATTACTCAAATGAGATGAGTTACAAGATAATGAAAAGAAATACATGGAGATTTCGTTCGAGAATGGTATATCTAAAAGCTATGGAGGATATGATTGTATCGCAATATCAATACAGTGGACCACAAATAATTAAATTCAATCAGATGGCACTTGAACTAGATAAGTATGAAAAGGTAGAAAATGGATATCTAAGAACAGACATACTAGGAGATGTAAGTGAAGTATTTTCTGATAAGAGAATATATACGATACATTATATTGAAGCATTAGGACCTGTTGACCCACATACAGACCCGTGGAGTTACGATAAAGATTATTGCAATGTTATATTTTATGACAAAATTCCAGATGATGTTATACTAAAGATAAAGGGTGAAGAAATTCCAATTCAATCACCACA